CCGGCTGACTCTACGGTTCCAATCTGACGAAAGATTCCGATTGGACCTGTCTTTCCATCTCCATCGAGGTATCCTTTTACAAGTCCGTCCTGCATGGCCTCAGACAGAATAGCCATGAAATATCTGTCAACGAATTCCATAGACAGCTCTCTGATTGATTTTGGAATAACAAGGTAAGCTGTGAGCTTGTGAAGGTCAATATTCAGAGCTGTTACCTCTGCTGAAAGTTCGCCTTTGATAGCGTCCGTAAGAG